AGAGGTGAACAACCTGTACAAAAATACAAAGATGAATTAGCTGTCAATGGCGATTTATCTTATTTAAATTTAGACTGGAAACCAGTACCTATTATACCTAAGTTTGTAGATATAATAGTTAATGGTATGTCTCAAAAAATATTTGACATTAAAGCTTTTGCTCAAGATCCTGAATCTTTAAAGCAAAGAACAAAATATGCAGACGCTATAATGCGAGATATGTATGCTAAAGAAATAATTGAAGCAACTAATCAAGCTACTGGTATGAATTTTTTCAATACCAATGATCCTAATAATATACCAGAATCTCAGCAAGAATTAGATCTTCATATGCAATTAAGCTATAAACAATCAATTGAAATAGCTGAAGAAGAGGCTATAGAAAATGTTTTATCTTATAACAAATACGAATTAATAAAGAAAAGATTAATACAAGATTTAACTATAATAGGTATAGCTGCTGTTAAAACAGATTTTAATTTAGCTAATGGTGTTACTGTTAATTATGTTGACCCTGCTAATTTAGTTTATTCTTACACAGAAGATCCTAACTTTGATGATATATACTATGCTGGAGAAGTTAAATCAATAAGCTTAGTTGAGCTTAAAAAACAATTTCCTGGTTTAACAGATGAAGAACTTAAAAAAATAGAAAAATTTCCAGGTGACGCAAATTATACTAGAAATTTTTATGCACAACAAGATTCATATAATCAAGTTCAAGTTTTATATTTTGAATATAAAACATATAGCAATCAGGTATTTAAAATAAAACAAACAGATCAAGGTTTAGAAAAAGCCTTAGAAAAACCAGATACTTTTAATCCTCAACCAAATGATAATTTTGAAAGAGTAGGTAGAAGCATAGAGGTTTTATATACAGGAGCAAAAATACTTGGTCACGAAATGATGTTAGATTGGAGACTATCTGAAAATATGACTAGACCTAATTCTAATTTAACAAAAGTTAATATGAATTACTCTATATGTGCACCACGTATGTACAAAGGTGCTATTGAGTCTACAGTTAGCAGAATAACAGGTTTTGCTGATATGATACAATTAACACATTTGAAGTTACAACAAGTATTATCACGCATGGTTCCTGACGGTGTTTTTGTTGATGTAGATGGTTTAGCTGAAGTTGATTTAGGTAATGGAACAAATTATAATGCGTCTGAAGCGTTAAATATGTATTTTCAAACAGGTTCTATTGTTGGTAGATCTATGACGCAAGATGGCGATTTAAATAGAGGTAAAGTGCCTATTCAAGAGCTTCAAACAAGTAATGGCGGCGCTAAAATACAAAGCTTAATTCAAACTTATCAATATTATCTACAAATGATACGTGATGTAACCGGTTTAAATGAAGCAAGTGACGCTAGCACACCTAGTAAAGACGCATTAGTAGGTTTACAAAAATTAGCTGCTGCTAATTCAAATACTGCATTAAGACATATTATGCAAGGTGGTTTATATTTAACATTGAGATCTTGTGAAAATATAGCTCTTAGAATAGCAGACGCGTTAAATTACCCTTTAACAAGAGCTGCTTTAATAGATTCTATATCTTCATATAACACAGGAACTTTAGAAGAATTACAAGAAAAAAATCTTCAAGATTTTGGTATATTCTTAGAATTAGAACCAGATGAAGAAGCTAAAGCTCAATTAGAGCAAAATATACAAATAGCTTTGCAGTCAGGCGGTATAGATTTAGACGATGCTATAGATATTAGACAAGTTAAAAACATAAAATTAGCAAATGCTTTATTAAAGCAGAAACGTAAAGAAAAAGCTAAAAAAGATCAAGAAAACCAAAGAGCTAATATACAGGCTCAAGCTCAAGCAAACGCACAAGCTTCTGAAGCTGCTATAACCGCAGAAATGCAAAAACAACAAGCTTTAGCAGAAACTGAAATACAAATTGAAACCTCTAAAATGCAATTAGAAATAAAGAAAATGTTACAAGAGGCGGAAATAAAGAAAGGTTTGATGGCTGAGGAATTTCAATACAATATGCAGTTAGCAAAAATAAAAGCTGATGCAGAGACTCAAAAAGAACAAGAAATAGAAAATAGAAAAGATAATAGAATAAAAATGCAGGGTTCTCAAGAGTCAAAACTAATAGATCAAAGAAAAAATAATACATTACCTCAAGATTTTGAATCCGCTGGATTTGATAATTTAGGTGGTTTCGGGTTAGAACAATTTGACCCTAGATAAAAAAAATTGTAAATTTTTAATTATATTATATTATGTCAGAAAAAAACAATGAACCTGTAAAACAGGAAGGAGATTTTAAAATTAAATCTAAAAAAAGAGTTCCTAAAAAACTTACAACACCAGAAGAAACAATTAAAATGGATATGGCTTCTGCTAAAAAAGAGGAACCTGCAAAAATAGATTTATCAAAAACAAAAGAAAAACAAGATGCCGTTCAAAAGCAAGAAACAGAGAGCAGCGTGTTACGCGAAGAAGGATCCGAGGTGGGATTGCAAAAAGTGGGACAAACACACGAAGAGCCCGCTGAGACTGTTATTAAAGAAATACCAGTAGAAGAAAACAAAGAAGAAAAAGAAATAAAAAAACAAGTTGAAGAGGCTGTAAGAGATGAAAAAGTTTTAGGTAAACCATTACCTGAAAATATTGAAAAGCTTGTTAATTTTATGGAAGAAACTGGTGGAACGGTTCAAGACTATGTAAGACTAAGTGCTGATTACAGTAAAGTAGATGACACTAGCTTACTAAGAGAATATTATAAAAATACTCGTCCACATTTAGATTATGAAGAAGTTAATTTTTTATTAGAAGATAACTTTAAATATGACGAAGAAGTAGACGATGAAAGAGATGTTAGAAAGAAAAAACTAGCATATAAAGAAGAAATTGGAAAAGCTAAAAGCTTTTTAGAAGATCTTAAAGGTAAATATTACGATGAAATCAAGTTGAAATCAAACGTAAATAAAGATCAACAAAAAGCAATTGACTTTTTTAATAGATACAATGAGGAACAAAAAGTGTTATCCAAACAACGAGAAGATTTTGAACGTGTAACAAGAAGTACTTTTAATGATAAATTCGAAGGTTTTGATTTTGATTTAGGAGAAAAAAAATTTAGATACGGTATTAAAAATCCAAACGAAGTGGTTGACAATCAACTAGACATTACTAATTTTGTTAAGACGTTCTTAAATGAAAAAGGTGTACTAGAAGATGCAAAAGGTTATCACAAAGCCATGTATGCTGCAAGAAATGCAGATACAATAGCTAAACATTTTTACGAACAAGGCAAAGCCGACGCTGTAAAAGACGTTGTTGCTAAGTCTAAAAACATAACTACAGAACCTAGAAAAGAAGGCAATGCTGGAAGTGTTTTTGTTAATGGTCTAAAAGTAAGGGCTATAAGTGGTGCTGATTCTTCTAAATTAAAGATAAAAACAAAAAAATTTAACTAATTAAAAATTAAAGATTATGGCTTTAACACCACAATTTGGGTCAATTGTCCCATCTCAAAAGCAAGAAGTCTTAAATAGCAATTATCTACAGTGGACTGACAAAGCTGCTGCTGATTTTGTAGATTTCGCGCAACAATACCTACCTGAGGTATACGAACAAGAAGTAGAGCGTTATGGAAACAGAACGTTAGGCGGATTTTTACGTATGGTAGGGGCTGAAATGCCTATGACCTCTGATCAAGTAATTTGGTCTGAGCAAAACAGACTACATATAGCTTATACTGGTCTTACACCTGCTTACGGTGCAAGTAATGTTATCAATTTTACAGGTACAGCTGCTGATGTAATTAACGTTATATCTGTAGGAGCTACTATCGTAGTTTTAGATGACAATGGAGTAGAAGCAAAATGTTATGTTAGTGCTACTGTTCCTGGTGGAGCTGGTGTAGGACAAATTACTGCTCTACCTTATACTGCTAATACTTTAGCTCTTGCTGGTTTAACTGGTAAAGTAAAAGTATTTGTATATGGTTCTGAATACGCTAAAGGTTCTTCAACACCTAATTATAGTGCAACTTCAACAGACGGCTATATTAGTGTTGATCCTTCATTTAAGCAATATTCTAACTCACCAATCATTATTAGAAACAAATACGTTGTAAATGGTTCTGATATGGCACAAATCGGTTGGGTAGAAGTTGCAACTGAAGACGGAACTTCTGGTTATTTATGGTATTTAAAAGCAGAGTCTGAAACAAGACTACGTTTTGAAGATTACCTAGAAATGGCTATGGTTGAAGGAGAATTAAAAAATAACGCTGCTATTCCTGCTGGATTAGGTGGTACTCAAGGTTTATTTGCTGCTATCAACGATAGAGGTAATGTACAAACTGGTTTTACTGCTGCTGCTGGAATTGATGCTTTTGATGCAATTCTTAAAAACTTAGACACTCAAGGTGCTATTGAAGAAAACATGCTTTTCTTACAGAGACAAACTGCTCTTGACTTTGATGACATGCTAGCTAGCATTTCTGGCGGATACGCTGGAGGTACTGCTTTTGGTTTGTTTGAAAATTCTGAAGAAATGGCTCTTAACCTTGGATTTTCAGGTTTCCGTAGAGGATCTTATGATTTCTACAAAACTGACTGGAAATACTTAAATGACGCTTCTACAAGAGGTGGAATGGTTGGACCTTCATCAATCGAAGGTGTTTTAATTCCTGCTGGAACTTCAACAGTATATGATCAAATCTTAGGTACTAACATTAGAAGACCTTTCTTACACGTAAGATATAGAGCTTCTCAAGGTGATGACAGAAGAATGAAATCATGGTTAACTGGTTCTGCTGGTGGTGCTTTTACATCTGATCTAGATGCTATGGAAGTAAACTTCCTATCTGAAAGATGTTTAGTAACACAAGCTGCTAACAACTTTGTATTATTCAAAGGATTATA